AACCACTTGTTTACTTTGTTCATTCACGGGGTCAATGTCATCCAACACAAGAAATTTTTTTTTACCTAATATAGCGGACGACGTTTGACAAAACGTTTTGACGTCACTTCTGTAATAATTAATTCCTTGTTCTTTGAGACTATTAATGTATAAAACGTTGTTTTCAATTTGTTTATTATCGACGTTCTCACCATAGTACTCCTTCACAATCGCATTTAAGATGGATGTTTTACCGGATGCCATATCACCAACCAACAGTACATTCAAGTTGTCAATAGATATCAACGTGTTGAAAACACTAATGAATTCTTCGTCAATTTCGAAATCTTTAAAGTAAATAGGTTGAAACTTATCAATGAATAGTCTATCTGTTAACTGCTCCATTCGATCAAGGTTTATTTATAAAAGTAAATAAGTAAATGTTTATACCTGTTTTTTTTTTGTTTTATATATTATACAAAACTCTTATTACTATTACTTCTTCTTTAATCATGTTCTTGTGCTGTTAAAATATGAGGAAGCGTATTTGCTTGGAATCCTTCTTTTTCCGGCTAGATAAAATAATGCTTGGTCATCGGGAAAACCGCCCCTTTGTATCCTCTTCAATGAGTTTCGTTTTCTTGATTTGCGTAATTGTTTTTTCAAACAAAGCCGTTTTTTTCTGCTTTTTAGGGTTTTGGTTTTTCTCATGAATTTATTAATATATTTTAGCAAAATATATTAATAAATAATAATAATATCATGGTATTGTATACAATATTATGAGTATTCCACCAGTTGAAGAAGTTACAAACCCGATGCATTTTTATTCTTTAAATGAATATTTTCGAAATCGTGATGAAACTCGTCAGGACGGCAAAGAACGTAATGGTAAATATTTTCTCGAAATACGAGGAAAACCAGGTTACTCTGAATCAGTGTATATAACATTCGAACACGATGACACCCGTCTGAAAAAAGTCAAAAGGATGATACACTTTATTGATGATTTCCCTAAAACTGTTTCTGACCCCACAACGTTACAATTAATTGATGAGTTTAACGAACCGTCGAGTAATAAGGACGAGATTCTTGATAACATTATTTCAAAATTAAGTGTTAAGGTAGTTTTCCCCAGGGGTCGAATAGGTGGCAGGACGAGACGCAGAATCCAAACAAAGAAGAAGAAAAGGAAGCAACATAAGAAGAAATACTCTATTAAAAAACGAAAATAAACAATTATCATGTAATCGTAAGAAATATTTTTTATTATAAACCATTATCGTTTCATCTCGTCGTTTTTTATTTTATATATAGATACATATTTATACATTTATACTTTATGCGAATATCATATTAAGTATAACTCGCCAAATAATATTATTGCAATTACATATTAAAATGTCTGATTTATACAGTGTCTTAGGTTTAAGCGATACCGCTACAAAAGAAGAGATAAAAAAGGCTTATAGGTCGTTGTCATTAAAGTTTCATCCGGATAAAACAGGTGGAAATTTAGAGTCTATAACTAAATTTCAGAAAATTAGTGAAGCATACGAAACGCTCAGCGATGATCAATTAAGATCCGAGTACGATTACATGAGTAAGAACCCGTGTATGCGTATGGGAATGGGAATGGGGTCACAAGATATGCCTTTTCAAGATATGGATGATCTTTTAAGTGCTATTTTTGGAGGAATGGGAGGACCTATGTTTGGGGGAATGGGAGGTGGAACTCCCAAAATACATGTATTTCGTGCCGGAGGAGGTGGGGGTGGTATGCGTTTTGAGCAGGCCTTACAGAAACCCACCCCAATTATTAAAACAATTACGATTACAATGGATATAGTCTTATCTGGTGGAAAAATTCCGGTCGAAATTGAACGGTTTATTATTGAAAGCGGGCACAAGATTGTAGAAACGGAAACCATTTATGTTGACATTCCCAAAGGAATTGACGACAACGAAATTATCATTTTACGAGATAAAGGCAACGTGAATAGCGAAGATTGTAAAGGGGATATTAAATTATTTGTAAAAATAAATAATGAAACCAACTTTGAGAGAAGAGGTTTGGATCTAATAATCAACAAAACTATTTCACTAAAGGAATCGTTATGCGGGTTTAGTTTTGAATTAAAATACATAAACGGCAAATCCTACACATTAAATAACAGTAGTGGAAACATCATCCCGCCAGAGTACATTAAGGTAATACCAAATATGGGTTTAACGCGAGAAGCTCATACTGGCAGTTTATTAATACATTTTCACGTGGATTTTCCAGAAAAATTATCAGAAGAAAAAATGAACGCATTAAGGGATCTCTTATAAATAAAAGAAACAGGGCATCTTTTAACAGTTATTATCACAGTAACAGTTTCCGTTATCCGAGAATCCGGCTCTTTGCTTACCAATACGAGTTGTGAAGCAGAACCAGTTATCCTTTCGTTGTAAATCTTTCCAAATTTGGTCATTTGCGTAAATCCAATGTTTTCCTGTTTTTTCTAGCAACGGTATCGCATAGTTATACAGGTTAATAAGCGTGTCAAAATAAGAGGCGTTTACGAGATAAGCAGACGCGGTTTGTGCCTCCAGAACCCTTTTTAAAAAAGGACCGTAGTTACTTGGTTCTGATTGAAGTAAATTGTATGAGAGCATACAAACATCAAATTCTACCGGTGTCTCAAATAAGAGAGTTAGGTTTTTTTCGAACTCTTCTTTTGTAATAATAAATTCAAAGTCGTCTTCCAAGATTAGCACGTTTTTGTAGCCCCTTTCTTTCGCTATTTTTAAGACCTCCAAGTGTGAATATCCGCACCCGACAATTCCATTGGAATTTGGTATAGCGTTGAATCGTTCTCCTTCCAAATTAAAATGAGTTAATTCTTCGTTTATTTCTTTTAAACGATCTTTACGGCGTTCTAAGTTAATGTAAATAATTTTAGCTATATTACGTGACATTTTTTATAATAGTATAAAAACTTCTTATATTATTTTATTTTAGTTTTATATCTATTTTAATGTATTTTTGTACTTTTTTCTACTTTTGTACTTTAAGCATTTGAATTAGGCAAATAGTATTTACGAAGATATTCTTTCTTCAAAGAAATCCAGTTCTCGTACGTTTCTTCTACTCGAAGTTCACTCGCTTTCATTTTATCAGTGGCGTCTTCAACTGTACCAGATCGAGTTCCATATTTCACACTAGACAGGTGACATCTTGCGTCGACACGATCGCACCTCGCAATCATATAAGCCTCCTCTGCGAACCATATGTCATCTTTTAAATTTTTCTTTGCCTTTTCGGTAATTTGAAATTGACAGTCTTTTGTTAAACAAGATCCGTAGTAAGTGCTTCTTTTCAAATCAAATGATGGCGTCGACGCATGCTGGTTTTCAAATGTCAAATTTTGATATTTTTCGCAATCACGGCAATATATTTGAGCTTGTTTGTAAGCAACAGAACCTGTGTTATCTATCTCCATGCATTTCTCGGGGTTCACGACGTATCTAGTCTCCATTTTTTATAAAATATGTTTTTTTTATAAAAAATAACTTTTTACAATCTTTTAAAAGTAAAGTCAGAGAGAAATATTATTCTGATCCTTCACTCTTCTCTCTCTCACTCAGACTATATTCCCAAGGTTCTATATTTTTCACAAGTTACGCATTCCCTCTTCATGCCAAGATAGTGGGAGTTGTTTCTACAATATTCTGGAATAATAAAGTCTTTTACTAACCAAAAATTCTCCAACTTATCAAGACCATTGCTTTCGCAATTGTATCTTTCTAGAAATTCTGGAGTACCTAAACCACACCTGCAACAAGGGCATTTTAAAATACTTAATGGTTTCTCACTCCATCGCGTCTCCAGTACTTTGAATAAACACGAGCGATGAAAAGAGTGTCCGCACCCGGTCAGGTACGTATTGCTTTTGTGAACAATATTTTCTAAACAAATGGCACATTCGTCGCCTATTTTTACGTACGTTTTAGTATGAATCGAACATTTTATATCCTGGTCACCAATGGTTATGGGAAACACGGTTGCTTCCGTACAGCAATAACAAATTTTATCGCATAAATTTGGACAGTTTTTGCCTAACTTTATGCAGTTGAAGTATTTTAATGAGTTTCTCTCATATCTCCAGAAAACATCCTCCTCATACATTGTATTTTTCTTTATTTAAAATTATAATCTTGTTCTTCTGCTATTACTACTATAATACTTACCTTTTGTGCTTTAAATTCTTTTTTTTTAACTAATTTTTTTGGTGGGGATGTCACTAGAAACCAAGTAAATGGAATTTTCTGTAATAATAATGTACTCAGTTCCGGTTTTGTAAAATTTAGATATAGAACTAGTATACTCATCTTCACTCTTAACGAGCAGTTTCTCCCCGTTTTCTTTAACTCCAATAAGAGCCTTTTTATCTAGCGAGGCTGCCCAATAGTCGAGCATAATAGGTTTATCTTCGACAATGCCTAATTTAGCAGCGTGTTTCAAAGTAACTTCGGCCGGCAAGCGGTAAGTATCAGCGGGTTTACTGTCAGACATGTCTTTATATTTAATAGAATTTATTCTATTAAATCTTTAAGTACTAATAGAACAAATAAGTATTTTCATTAAAATAAACATAGAGAAGTTTTTCACTGTTTTCTCCTAAAAACGAGACCATCAAAAAGTTTCATATTAAAGGCAACGCGTATTTTACATGCCCAGTTTTCATAAAAAAAATAAATTCCAATGAAGTACCATCCTTTATCTCTTGGATGAAAGCAGTTGCGTATATAAATGCGAATAAAAAGGGAATTCTTGTTTTTATTTTTATTTATTTAGGAAAAATAATAATTTCTTTGGGTAATGTATATATAAATAAACATGAACATGAATTCTGATAATTATCCTGGGAGAAGCACGGACATAGGTGAACCTCACCAAGTAAGACAATACTTGGATGATGCGATGTTAAACACTTTAAATGTGAAACAACTTATACAACTGCGTCAAGATGTAAGGTCCTGTTCAAACTATAAAAGTAACTGTGATTTCACTTTTAATATGATGGTTGACGAAATTAATGAGTTACTTCCAAAAATCGCGGCAAGAATCGCCGCACTGTCGACAGGCGGTCGTAGAAGAAAATCTTTTAAAAAAAGAAAATCTTGTAAAAAAAGAAAGTCATGTAAAAAAAGAAGAAAATCTTCGAGACGCCGTTATTAAGTTTACTATTACAACACCTTATTTATGGTGAAATTGCGGGGACGTTGTTAAGTCAGGTAATATTGGTTTCAAAAAATATTATATTTTTATTATTATATTTTTTCATTTTTAAATATAAATAAGAGCAGATCAAAATACAGGGAAAAGGATTATTCATTTTTCAAATTGTCTATATATCCTATAAACTACTATCATTGGTTACGGTTAAGCATTTGCGTCTAATCTTCTTTGGCTGTTTATTCTTATCTTGGCTTTGAAAAGAATTGTGGTCAATTTCTCCACTCATCTTGACATTTTTTTGGCAAATATGTTTGAATTCATTTTTTAAAATAACTTTTAAAAAGTCGTAAATGTAAAACAAAACGTCTTCGTCACAACGACCAACTATGAGTACGCTACCAGTTCGAAAAATCATAAAGGATACTTCCGTTATATTTTTATATATGGCCCGGTTTAACTCGGATATTTGCGAACCGGTTTGATTTTCTACTGCTGGGTTATAATAAAATTTACACTGAATTCCTGGGTAAGAGCAGGGGTCATAAATGGCCTGAATGTTATATTTAAACCTCAATGTGTCATACAAGGTTTCGCGATTTATATAAAATCCGCAATTAAAGTTAGAGTTTATCAAGACAGTTTCAATGTTGTTGGGCTTATAACCAATGTCATACCCGTAGTATGGGTACAAGGTTGATAGTACCATGTTTAATAGCAACTGAAAGGTTTCTTCTGATTGTATGCCTGGAATCTCAATTTTTCCCGTGTTGAATATTTTAACATGAAAATCCTTGTAACTATCTTGTATTTTTATTCTGAAAATCAACACAAAGCAATTATAAAAGGCACTTTTTTGTTTGCACCGGTAACTCATTAAATCCTTCTTACAAATTCCAATACTTATTTTTCGAATGTCTTTAAATTTAACCCGGCCAAAAGGATTGTCAATATGAGTAATAACGTGTTCATCGTAGTGAATCTCGTGTTTTAATCGGTTTACTACATCTTCCAATTCTTCGGGAACAAGGGAGTTAAATTTCATTTGTTTTTTAATCACCCCATTTTGAGGAGTACCATAACTCATGATAGGAATACTCCAAAAAGTCTCCTTAAGTAAAATTGGCTTTGTTAAGTAAGCTAGTTTTGTTTTGGTTGAGATGTAAATGGGGGTTGCTTCGGGAGTAACATGCGGTTCGTCGTTTCCAAGTTGTATAAGCGGTAGTCGGTGATTTTCTATGTCACAATCATAGTCCAACTCTTCCTCTGAGGACGATTCGTTCGTTTCACATTTGGACATAAATTTCATCCATTCGGCGTCCACATCGTTTTTTGACATTTCAGAAATAATGATTTATATTATGTTCTTTAAGCGATTTATTTTTATATTTTATTTTACTTAAAAACAAATTAAATAAAAACAAATCTCTACGTTGCGTACATTAATCCGCAATTGCCACCGATAAAAGTAGCCACGTTAATACGCTCTTCCATTAAATACATATTAAAATTATACTCGTAAATTCTCCAAGTTGGTTTGTTGACACCAATAATATCGCCACTTGT